TCCGGGCTTACAACGGTATACCGACCAATTCAGAAGAAGTTGATGACGCACATTAATATCACCGAAGAACACGGCATCCATCCGACCAACTTCGCTCTCGCGAGGTCTATGGTTGGGGATAAGTCAGACAATATAATTGGTATTTCTCGTATCGGTTTGAAGACCGTCGCTAAGATCTTCCCGTTTCTATCCGAGGACAAAAATTATACTATCGATGATCTTATGGAACATTGTAATTCTCTTTCGAAGAAGAATAAATCGATTTATTCTATCCTTGAAAGTCGCTCTATTATAGAAGATAATTACAAGCTAATGCAGCTTTACGTACCGGACATCAGTCCTATCGCAGCACAGAAAATCTCTTATAATATTAATGAATTTGAACCAGAGTTTAACCGTACGGAGTTCGTTACGATGTTGGCTCGTGATGGTTTTCACAATGTTCGTCTCGATACTTTACTTTCGATGATGAAACTGATCGTTAACAACTATAAGACAAAAAATACTTGCGCCAAAGCTTCAGCGGTGCTATAATTATACAATACAAACTCGGGGAACAAATGGAAAATGAACAAGTAAGCTTGTCTCGTTATGGGAAAACGTTTCAGGAAAATCTGTGCCAACTTATATTGCTCGATCGTCCTTTTTGCGATCAGATCACTGAGGTTCTGGATCCGAACTTTCTAGAATTGCGCTATCTTCGCGTCTTCATTGAGATTATTATAAGGTATCGCAAGAAGTACGGCGTTCATCCGACGTATAAGGTCATGACAACGATCATCCGATCGGATATTGATGCTTATAATCTGGCAACGCAAAAGCAAATTCGGGATTACTACGCGCGGATTTTGAATACCGAAGTCGACGGCGCGGAATACATTAAAGATACGGCATTAGATTTCTGTCGAAAGCAGATTTTGAAGGAAGCCATGATCAAGTCGGTCAAGCTTCTAAAAACTTCGTCATTTGAGCAGATCTCAAGCGTTATCAACGGCGCGCTTAAGCTTGGTTCCGATAATAACTTCGGACACGAGTTCCTAAAAGATTTCGAACTCCGTTACATCGATCGACCGCGGCATCCCGTTTCGACTGGTTGGGAAGAGATCGACCGCATCTGTCAAGGGGGGCTTGGAAGGAGGGAACTCGGCGTTGTTATCGCTCCAACAGGCGCAGGTAAATCGATGATTCTTGTTCATCTTGCCGCCAATGCGCTAAAGATGGGGTTGAACGTTGTCTTCTATACAATGGAGCTTGCCGAAGAGGTTGTAGGACAGCGATTTGATAGTTGCATTTCTCAGGTTTTTCTTGATGATCTGCCGAATCAGAAGGCAAAAGTTTATGACGACATTAGTAAAATTGAAGGCAAGCTGATAATTAAAGAGTATCCAACTAAATCAGCTTCAGTCGATACGATTCGGGCTCATTTGGAAAGAGTACGACAAAGAGATTTTGAACCGGATATGATTCTCGTTGATTACGGGGACATTTTAAGACCAGTTAAATCGAATACCGAAAAAAGACACGAATTACAAGAAATCTATGAGCAACTCAGAGCAATCGCCCAAGAACTCAATTGTCCAGTATGGACGGCAAGTCAAACAAATAGGACAGGGCTAAATGCTGAAGTTGTTACAATGGAATCGATCTCCGAAGCGTTTTCTAAATGTTTCGTCGCAGACTTTATTTTCTCTCTTTCTCGGACTAACGAAGATAAAGTCGCAAATACCGGTCGTCTCTTTATTGCTAAGAACAGAAATGGTCCTGACGGGATCGTGTATCCTGTATTCATGGATGCAGCCAACGTTTGTATAAAGGTGCTGTCTGCACGGGTTTCACAATCCGTGCCGATGGGATCATCGGAAAGTATTAAAGAAAGGATGAGAAAAATTAGGAGAAAGAAATGAACTATAATAAACAAGCAACAGTGCGCCGGTTTCGACTGAGCGAAACATTTCTTGATCAGTACAAGGAAAAGGAGGTCCCATGGGGACCGTTAGGTTATTTTACGTATAAGCGCACCTACGCCCGTCGATTGAACGAATCCGAGGAAGGCGCCAAAGGAACGGAAGAATGGTGGCAGACATGTCGTCGTGTCATCGAGGGCATGTTCGACATTCAGAAGCAGCATATCTACGCCCTAGGTCTGGAGTGGAACGATGCCAAGGCTCAGAGAACCGCAAAGGACGCCTACGATCGCCTGTTTATGCTGAAGTGGACCCCGCCAGGTAGGGGGCTCTGGATGATGGGAACGCGCTTTGTCGAGGAAAGAACTGGAGCGGGGCTTTTCAACTGCGCTTTCCGAAGCACGAAAGATCTTGGTTCGAAAGGCGGTTATCTTTTTGCCTGGATTATGGACGCTTTGATGGTTGGAATTGGCGTCGGCTTCGATACTCTCGGCGCTGGTACGTTTACCATTAAAGAGCCGATGTATACTGCCGACACACACGTCATCGCCGATAGTCGCGAGGGCTGGGTTAACTCCGTTCAGATCCTGCTCGATGGTTTCTTTAAAGGTACGAAGGTACCTCATTTTGATTACTCTGCTATTCGTCCACTTGGCGCGCCCATCCTGGGGTTTGGAGGAACATCTAGTGGCGCTGGTCCCCTGATTGAACTTCATGTTAGCCTGACTGCGATGTATAATGACAAGATAGGAGAATCTATAACTTCTGTCGATATTGTAGACACAGAGAATATTATCGGCCGCTGCGTTGTCGCCGGCAATGTCCGTCGTTCTGCCGCGCTTGCCATCGGAAGCGCCGAGGACAAAGAATATCTGACAATGAAGAATGATCAAGAGAAGCTTATGCACCATCGTTGGGGGAGCAACAACTCTTTCTCTGCCACTGTCGGAATGGATTATACATGGCACGCAAAGCAAAGTCAAACGAATGGAGAGCCCGGTTATATTTGGCTTGATAACGCCAGAACCCGAGGACGCTTCAAGGACGCTCCTCGCGATGATGATTTGAATGTTGTTGGTTTCAACCCCTGCGTTGAGCAGCAACTCGAAGATGCCGAACTTTGTTGTCTCGTCGAAACATATCCCGCGAAGCACGATAGCTATGAGGATTACGTTAAAACGCTGAAGATCGCCTATCTTTATGGAAAGACCGTGACGTTGGTTAATACGCATTGGCCGGAGACGAACGCCATTATGCTTAAGAACCGCCGCATCGGCTTATCGATGTCTGGTGTCATTCAGGCTTTTAATAAGTTCTCGCGCCGTGAACTGTTGAATTGGTGCGACAGAGCGTATGATCACGTTCACGATCTTGATCATCAATATTCAGATTGGCTTTGCGTTCCGCGTTCTGTACGTATGACGTCTATTAAGCCGAGTGGAACGGTATCTTTACTGAACGGGTCAACTCCCGGGATTCATTATCCCGAGGACGAATATTATATTCGCAGAATTCGTTTCTCGAAAACGTCAGATTTTGTTGACATCCTGCGCGAAGCCGGTTATACTATAGAAGATGATGAATATTCACCAAATACTTTTTGCATTGAATTTCCAGTTCATGAGCCTTTTTTTGTTAGAGGGAAGAGAGATGTTTCTATGTGGGAGCAGTTAGAGATCGCGGCGCAATTTCAGCATTATTGGGCGGATAACTCCGTTTCCGTTACTATAACTTTCAAACCGGAAGAAGCAAATCAAATTCAGACAGCGCTTGAAATGTACGAGACGCGATTGAAAGCCGTTTCGTTCCTGCGATATAAGGAAACGGGATATAAGCAGGCTCCATATGAGCCGATTTCGAAAGAGAGATACGAAGAGATGATTAGTAAAGTTAAACCGTTGCAACGTATGGATACTCAGCAACAAGGCGGAGGTACCAAATTTTGTGATGGCGATAGCTGTGTATTTTAGAGGATAATTATGAAAGATGTTTTTACAGTTGGAGACATGTCCTTAATGGTAGAGGCGGTTATGCAGTCATATATTTCTTGGAAGCATACGTATGCAGATACCCGACACGAGGCGGATCTTGACGTGCTAAATCGATATCGTTCGCTTCTTATTAAAATAGAAAAATTAATTGGTAAAACATTAATTTCTACAACTGTTCCGAATAGCATTGAGGACGCTCTCGTCGCTCTAGAAAGGCGCTCCGCGCCACCGCCCCCGCGCGAACCCGTGGAGGAACAAACCGAAGAGATCGAACTTCCGAATAACGTTTTAGACTTTACTAAACGGAGGAAAAGTGATTGAACCAGTTAATAAATTTATTTTAGTTGTACCAATCGAGGAGAAAAAGAAAGATGAACAAAAAGGATTTCTATTACCGGACGACTACAACGCGCCGGCGAATCCTCACCAAGTTTGTGAGGTCGTGCTTGCAAACCCCGCTAATCCTCTTGGACTTAGCCCAGGGGAAAGAATCGTTGTCGAATCTCATATGGTCCAAGAGATCAGAACAGGAGGAGAAACAAACTATTTAGTACAGGAAAATTATATTATAGGAGTTTTGCCCAATGAACCAGGAACTGCAGGAAATACATAGACTTATCAAGGAGGTCAAAAAGGAAACGCAAAAGATGTCTGAAGGCGTTAGGAAGCTGTTAAAGCAGGATGGCATTTACGTACTCCGCGACGGAAGGTACATCTCTTTGCAGCCAATTACTGAGGCCAGTCTTTCACGTATTGTTACTGATTACATGGATGACGGATTCATTATTATAACCTCCGATCGTTCTTGCGAGGCCGAACGGGGCATACCGGAGGGCGAATCTTGTCCAGAGGATCTTGTAGCAGAACAAGAAAGGATCAATCGGGAGAATTTCCCGCTACTTCAAAAAGCAGTTCGAGACGCAGGTTTTGGCTATGTGCCAGTGCTTGGCGGCTACAAAGAGCAGTTGCCAACTGAACCGGGAGAACCAAAACAATATGTCGACACTGAGGAACCCGAGGATTCATTATTGATTCATTCCCGCAAGAGAGACGCAGATCTTAAAGCACTTGGCATCGAATTAGCAAGACAGTTTGATCAGGATTCATTCTTTTATAAGCCGCCAAGCTCTGTCGATGCCAATGCATATTGGATCAAACAAGACGGCTTAATTGACATGAAATTTAGTGACTTTACTTACAATGACATTTCACAGATTTATTATACACAATTAGCCAAGAAGCCACATCGTCGTTTCACTGCGCTTCCAGAGAACTTCCAGTTCTATCTTCGGAAACATCCAGCATCGGTATCAGAAGCGCGCCGACGATATGGCGAAACATTCTTCAATATCAAAAAGTCGGAGGATTAATGACTTATGAGAGAAGTATTGAACTTTATGGCGATGGAATAGGAAGAGTCGATTATGTACAGCACATGGGTAGTGATCTTACTGTCGTTAATAGCGCTAGGGTATCTTTTGGGAAAAACAAGGCCGTTTTAGATGCACGAGACGAAAAGCTCATTAGCTATCTTATTAAGCACAGACACACTTCGACTCTTGAA